AGCTCCTTACCATCACCACCAGCAAATGAACTGTTGAATGCATTGTTTAATACATTCGCAGCTTTTACTTGCTTAGTGTTTGCCATCGATCTTGCTAATGCTTTTGTATATCTAGACGCAAGTCTGTCATACAAGTTGTCTTCAATCGCTTCTTCAGTGATTGAGAACGCAAGAGCAATTGTTTCGTGCGTATATCTAGCAGTGAAAGTTTCTTGTGCGTTGTCAAAAGTTACGCCAGATCCTTCTGGTTTTACTTGAGCGTTCGCGAAACCAGATAACATTACTTCTTCTTCAAAAGCTCTGTCACTGTTTTCTGTGTCGAAAATTTCAGCATGCTGATTTTCGTATCTTTTATATTCCAGGCCGAATAGTGCATTCAATCCTGGCTCTAGTTCTTTAACTAGTTGTCCTCTTGATATTGCCATAATATTATACTCCTATCCTATTATATACCTGTTGTGCCTTTTAAGAAGTGCTCGTTAATCATAACTACCAAGTTAACGTTAGCAGAACCTGCTTCGTTATTCTCGATATCTTTTGATATTGCGAGTACTCTTAATTGTGCCGTAGCAGTTTTAAGATCTGAATGATCTAACTCCACTTTCGAAACGAAGTTCGGTGAAGCACCTGATGCGTACACAATATCAGCGTTTAAACCGACATCTGCTGCTGCTGTAGCGTCGTCGGATTGTATTTCAAACCTTTCATAAGGGTCATCACTTACAAAACCTTTAATATCCGTTGCGGTATTAGAAGCCTTCAAGTGATTAGCAAATGTAGGTTTGCTTGTTGATGCGTCAGTAAAGAATACACCCGTAAGTGAACCCAGTAATGTATCTGTTGCTGCCGCTACAGTTATTGTTCCAGTTGCTGCCATTTCGACAGGATCGTTCTGGAAAATCGCTGATGCGGAAGCTGCGATATCATACTCAGATAAACCTTGGTTGTCTCTATTCTGACCAACTTTGCCAACGGGTCTTAATCCGAAAGCTGAGTCTTTATTTGCCATAATATTGTCCTCCTAAGACATGGTTTATTGTTTATGATCGCGCTTGTCTTGGTATCGCAAAGAAATTATTTCTTCGTACCACCAAAAGTTACACGACTTTGTCTCTCAGCATTAATCGGCATGCTGGAGTGCTCTTCCTTCATAAGGTCGTTGTTAACTGCATCGTCTCGATCTTTAGTTTGCTGTGCAAAATAAGCTTCTCGAGATTTGGCAACCTCTTCCGGTATCCTAGCAAGCACTAGGCCACCAACTCCAATGACTCCTGCGTATTTACCTTCTTTTAGACTTGGATAATCTTGATCGGGATATTGATCAGCTCTCACTAATTCCCATCCAGATCTGATTTTACCTGACATGTTTTTGGTATCGTCGAAACCTAAAACTTCAGTTCTTATCCATCTATGCCTAAAACCGTCTGGCGCAGGTGGTGCATCTAAAGATGATGGTGGAGTCCAAGTCGTAGGTCTTTTATCTTTAACTCTAGACTGGCTCGCACGCGGGGTTTTTATTTTATCGTTTTCCATATGCTATACCTCCTTCGTGATTTTCATTTGTTTCGCATACTCTTCTAATGGCACTCCTAATTTTTTAGCGATAGCAACCTGAGAAGGTGTGAGTCTCACGGTTTTGCGACCTGACTTGTTAACACTTCGCTTCGCTGAAGCTACTATTTGTGTCGGTTTGGTCGTATCATTTTGAACCTTATCATCAGTATTACCAAATTTATTTGGAAATTCAAGTCTTATTCTCTTATCTATCTCAGAATAATACTCGTTAGACTGAGGATCAAAGCCCTCTTCATCCACTAGTTTTCTATGTAGATCAAATGCAGTGTATGTCATAGCTGTATCTGTGCCAAACCACTTGTTTTTAGCTCCCCATTCTTCCGCTTTAGGATCAGGTTGAGCTTCTCTTTTAGGAGATACTTTTGGTATTTCCTGTTCTTTTGACTCAGTTTTAGATAGTTCATAAGCTGCTTTTGTCTCATTTAGTCTTGCTTCTTCGTATCCAAGTCTTGCTATTTCTTTGTTAGCTTCAACTTCTGCGGCAAGATCTCCTGCCTCTTTAGCTGCTGATAACTTAGCCGCTGCTGCTTGTAGACCAGATTTAATTTTCTCTTCTCTGTCTTTAACACCAACTTGTTCAATTTGAGAGTATTTCTTTTGAAGTTTTTCTTTTGCTTGTTTTTGATTTCTAGCAAAAGATAAAGCCTCATCTTTTTGTCTCTCAGCCTCTCTCCACTTCTTTGTGAGTTTAGCTATTCTTCTTTGAACATCTTTTGAATACGTTTCTAATTCTTCTTTCTTTTGTTCAGGCTTCTCTTCCTGTTTAGCTTCTGGCTGCGCGTCGCTGCCTTCTGCTTTCTCTTCTCTAGGTTCCTCTGCTTGTGGCGCGGGACTAGAGTCTTCTTCCTTAGTTTCTACTTCACCTTCTGGTTTCTGTTCTTCTAACTCAACGTCAGCTCCAGGACCAGAGGTATCTATATCAACCATCGGAATGCCTTTTTTGTTTTCTTCTTCTTGCATAGTCTCCTCCTATGTTAAATGTAATGCAACACAGATTCTGGATCTTTTATTGTACCCAAAACCTCGTCGTCGTTAAGAAGACGGACTTCTCCACCTTCTATTGGTAAACGTGATCCTGCATATCTTGCAAAGATCACCCAATCTCCTTCTTTACACCAAGGGCCTGTTGGAAATTTTTCTTTATCTCCATATGCCATTGGTCCCATTTTAACAACATAACCACAGTTAGTTGCTATTCTAGCTTTGTCTAATGACTCTTGTGCTATAATAATTCCACCTTTAGTTTTTTCTTTTGGTGTAAAAGGTAAAACTAAAAGTCTCCATCCTGATGGGACAGGTAATTCATCTTTAATTGACCCTACGTTTGTTTCGTCAACTCGTTTTGTAGGTTCTACTTTTTCCTCTTTATACTTTTCTTCCAAAGCGTTTTTATGCTTTGGGACCTCGTTTTTCGAGGTCAATAATTGTTCCTTGCTCATTTTTTTGCTCCTTTTTATCTAGCAGGTTAGAGATTTCCTGAGAAATATATTCGTAGGCATGTGCCTGTCCTAACATATATTTATACTTTTCCATATTGTCAACCCCTCCGCTTATCATTGAGTCACCAACATTTTGATAAAGTTCTTTTAATTGTCTTTGTATTTTAGTTATTAGCTCTAAATCTTGCATTATTCAAAAGCCTCCAACGCTTCCATTTTATCTTTTGCATCTGCTATTTTGCTTAATAATTTATCTATTTCTTCCAAATGCTGTGGATGTTCTCCTATTGCCACTGGATTATCCAAATAAATGTTTATCGTCGTATCTGCTTCTGCAATGTCTGCTTCATATCTAGCTCTAAGTGAAGCCAACATGGGTGTTCTTTTATTCATTTTTTCCTCTCTTTCCTAATCGCTTCTTTACCTCTTTTAAATATGCTAGCCACCTGGCTCTTACCCATAACCTTTGCTCTTTGCTCACCAACCGTGAGGATTTGTATTTTTCTTGCAAAAGGTTTTTTGACTTTTTTAACTTTCGCAACTGTTTTACGAGCGTCTGTAGGGGTCGCAAACTTAATTCTAACAGTATCTCTAGGATTCTCATCTGTGTACAGTCTCCTCCCAGAACCTTTTGGTTTTTTACCTGTTCCTGTTTTTGGATCCGCCATTAATAACTCCTTTTAATGTTTTTGCTTGACCAGCATGTGCTTTGGATGCTTTCTTCAAAGCTTTAACTACCTTTTTAATAGTTCTTTTCTTGCCATTTTTTAACATTTCCATCTCCTTCTTGCCTGACGGATACGTGAGTTCGGATCGTTTCTTGTTTTTGCTGAAGCTCTTTTGAGCTGACCTAGTGATCTTGCGCAGTATGATTTTCTACGTTTAGCAGCTTTTGACCCTTTTTTCACTTTACCGGTCACGGCTGTTTTTAGTTTTGAGCCGGGATTTAATCTTCTATAGGCTTTGACACCAGCTCTTGTCATGCCCGCTCCAGACTTTGTAGGTCTAAAGTTTTTTTTATTTCTAGCAGGCATAGTGCCTTTAGAAAATTGTTCTCTCATTTGAAAATCGTTTCTCATTAATCTAACATACCTTTATAGTAGTTTACATAAGATGGATTTGATAAATTTCTACCACCGTACTCACCTCTAATACTTTTACCCATGTAACCACCGTCAGCGGCTTTTTTTCTTGCAAATGTTTTTACATTTGTAGGTTTACCACCTACACCTTGTGCTTTACTTCTCTTTCTTGCAACGGCACTCCGCTTCTGAGAGTCTGTCATCCTTGCTGCTTTTGCAGCAGGCACGCACTTTGGATACTTTCTTTTTGATCCACTCGCAGATTTTCTTCCACATGGTTTATGGCCTCCACCTTTTTTCTTGGACCTCCTCCTTCCTTCT